CCGCCGCAACCGCGCGCGACGAGGCGGCCGAGACGGGTCGCGCATGCACGGAGGTCGCGGAGACGTGCGCCGTGCCGGGCGTGTGGCTCGACGTGGGCGTGCTGCCACTGGGGCGGCCTGGGCCGGAGGTGGTGAGGCGATGAGCCGCCGACCTGCACCCCGCTGCTGCCTCTGCGGCGAGCTCGCGGTCAGCGCCCGCGGCGTCCACACGCTCTGTGTGCACGGCTCGGACGGCGAGCGCGTGGCCTACTCATGGCACGACGTGGGCTGCCTCGACGCCGACCCGCTCGCGCAGCGACTCGCCGACGTGGCGAGCATGCCCGACGGGCCGGAATCGGACGCCGCGATGCGGGCGCTGTACGTCGAGGTGCGCGCCGCGCTCATCGACCGCCACGGCGAGGCGCTACTGCCCGCGGTGCTGCGCGTGCTGCGCGACTTCCCCGACGCGCGCCGCACGCTGCGGGCGAGCGGACGCTGGGGCCTGCTGACGGAGGTGCGACGGTGCGCGGGCTGACCGAGCGCCAGGCCGAGGTGCTGCAGGTGATGATCGACCACCTGCTCGATCACCACACGCACGCGCCGGTGCGGCTCATCGGTGCGTGCGTCGGTGTCGCCTCGACTAACACGGTCTACGACCACCTGCGTGCGCTTGAGCGCAAGGGCTACATCGAGCGGGTGGACTTCGGCGGCTTCGCGACGCCGCGGGTGCTGCGATGGCCAGACGGCGCGGTGTTCGCGCTGCGGGCGGTGTGCGACGGGACGGCCGAGCCGGTAGGCTGATGGGGATGGAGGCCGACAGTGCGTGAGCTCGAAGGATGGGAGGTCGACATCTTCCGTGCGCACGACCGCGGCGAGCGGGACGTGCATGTGCTCCGCGCGCAGTCCGGGCGACACGCCCGCACCGTGCGCCGCCTGCTCGCTGACGACGAGGCTGACCTGCTTTTCATCGACAAGGAGGACGTGTGAAGGAAACGAAGATCGAGCGCCGCAAGGTGTCGACGCTGGTGCCGGCCGACTACAACCCGCGGCGCATCTCTGACGAGTCGATGGCCGGCCTGCGTGCGAGTGTGCACCGCTTCGGGCTGGTTCAGCCGATCATCGTCAACGAGCGAACAGGTGTGGTCGTTGGGGGCCATCAGCGCTTGAAGGTGCTGCAGGCTGACGGCGTCGAAGCGGTCGACGTCGTGCTGGTCGACCTGCCGCCCAGCGAGGAGCGCGCGCTGAACGTGGCGCTCAACAACCCGCACATCAGCGGCGAGTTCACCGGCGACCTCGACTCGCTGCTTCAGGCCATCTCGAACGATGAGCCGGAGTTGTTCGAGGCGCTGCGGCTCGATGAACTGCTGGGCGAGTTCGCAGGCGACGACGAGGACGACGACGAGGACATCGCGGACGCTGACGTCGACATCGACGACGACTTGCCGGTCGTGACGCGCGAGGGCGAACTGTGGGTGCTCGGCCAACACCGCCTCCTCTGCGGCGACTGCCGGAACCCGTCCGACGTGTCGAGGCTGTTGGCGGGCGAACGCATCAACATGGCCTTCACCTCGCCGCCGTATGCGTCGCAGCGCAAGTACGACGAAGACTCGATGTTCAAGCCGATACACCCGGACGAGTACGTCGAGTGGTTCGGGGCCGTGCAGCGGTGCGTCGCGACGCACCTCGCGGACGACGGTTCGTGGTTCGTGAACATCAAGGCGCACGCTGAGAACGGGCAGCGCCACCTCTACGTCCATGACCTCGTGCTGGCCCATGTGCGTCAGTGGTCTTGGATGTTCGTTGACGAACTGTGTTGGTACAAAAAGTCGATGCCTGGGGTCTGGCCCGACAGGTTCCGCAACGATTGGGAACCCATCTTCCACTTCGCGCGGAAGCGCGGGTTCAAGTTCGACCCGATGCAGGTGGCGCACGCGAGCGCGGATGCATTCTCCTACGTCAAGAACAGCGGCAAGACGTTTGGCGGTAACATCGGCATCGGTGCTGAGGGGCGCAACAGGGAAGAAGGCGCAGCCCGACCGGGGAACGTGATCGAAATCTCCACGAGGAAGGTGCCCAACGGCGTGAAGCACCCAGCGGCGTTCCCGCCCGACCTGCCCGCGTTCTTCATCAAGGCATTTACCGACCCTGGCGATGTCGTCTTCGACCCGTTCATGGGCTCAGGCACGACCATCATTGCGTGCGACGCCAATGGGCGGCAGGGGCGAGGGACCGAGGTGTCGCCCATGTACTGCGACCTCATCGTGAGGCGCTGGCAGCAGGCGACTGGTGACGTTGCGCGTGCGGAGGATGGCCGCACGTTCGACGAGGTCGAGAGGGAGAGGTGTGGAGATGGGACGTAGAGGGCGACCGCCGAAGCTGAACCCTGAGACGCAAGCGGCCTTCATGAAGGCCATCGAGAGCGGCGCGACGCAGGAGATGGCCGCAGCGCACGCAGGGGTGTCGCGCAAGACGGCGCTCGACTGGATGGCGAAGGGCAGGAAGCAGAAGGCGGGGATTTACTGTGACTTCCTGGACGCTTACACGCGCGCGCGCGACAAGGCCGGGCTTCGCTGGCTGGCGAAGGTGCAGCAGTTGGCGGACGCCAAGCAGGACTGGCGCGCGTACAAGTGGCTGCTCGAAGTCAACTTCCCGCAGCACTTCGGACCCAACGCGGACTTCGAATCTGAGGCGATGTCGCAGGCGTCCGCCGCGGTGCGGCTCATGCTCGCCCTCACGGGCACCGGTGGCCTCGACCACCACGCAGACGCGGACCTGATGGCCGGCGCGCCGGAGGGGCGGCGCCCCTGATGGCCCACGACCCCTTCGCCCCAAACCCGTTCCAGCGCAAGGCGCTCGCGCTCTGGCTGCGCCGCCACCCCGTCGTCTCCGCGATGGGTGGGTGGTCGTCGGGCAAGACCCACCTCATCGCGCAGGTGATGCAGATTCAGTGCGAGACGCAGCCGGGGGTTGACGGGTTCTACGTCACGGAGAGCTACGGGACGGGCGAGGGCGCGGTGGGCGAGATACTCCACCGCGTTCTTTGCCCGCTCGGGTGGCGCTACCGGGCCGGCGCCATCAAGTATTGGATCTCGCCGCACGTCAACGGCGCGCAGACCAAGGTGTTCGTCAAGAGCTACAAGCGCGCCTCGACCAAGGACCGCGCCGCGAATAGCCTGGAGGGCCTCAACTGCGGCTGGGGCATCGCGGACGAGTGCAACCAGCTCCCCGGCGACGAGGTCGCCATCGCGATGCAGGGCCGCGTGCGCGCCGGCCCGAACCCGCAGATCATGTTGCTCGGCAAGCCGCACGGCTCGCCGTGGTGGCTGCGCTTCGCCGAGCGCGCGCCGGGCGGTGTGGCGTTCCGCGCGTCGAGCTACGCCAACCGCGAGGTGATGATCGCGAACGGCCAGGACTTCGATGCGTGGGTCAACTCGCTGCCGCGCCGGAGCTTCCTCGAGAACATCATGTGCGAGCCGCAGCAGCCCGAGGGCGCGGTGCTGCACGAGTGGCTCGCCGCACCGTGGCCCGAGGGCAACCTCGCGCCCGAAGGGTGGCGTCCGCCCGAGGGGGCCATCTCCTACGCTGCGATGGACTTCGGCATCCGCCACCCGTGCGGGCTGGTGCTGACGCACGACCCGGAGCTCGACGCCGACGTGGTGTGGGTCGACGTGGCGCCCGACGACGCGACGACGGCCGACGTGTGCCGGCTGATGCTGCGCCACGTCTGGCCCGCTGCGCACGGGCGGCGTGAGGGCCTCGTGCCGCTCCACCGAGGCTGCGGCGACAAGGCCGGCGGCAACCGCCGCACCGACGGGCGCAGCGACTTCATGGACGTTGCGCGCCGGCCGGACGAAGGCGGCCTCGGCCTGGCGCTCCGGCGACAGACCGCGCCGGAGCGCGTGGACGTGCTCAACGGCATCGACGCGCTGCAGCGGCTCATCTGCGACCCGCACTCCGGCGCGCGGCGCCTGCTGTGCTGCCCGCGGCTGTGGCGCGCGGGCCTCGACGTGCCGCACAGGTCGCTGGCCAAATCCATCCTGGGCTACCAGTGGAGCGCAGGGGCCAAGGGCGCCGTACCGAACAAGGACGGCATTCACGACCACCACATCGACACGCTGCGGTATCATGCGATCAACTGGCACTGGCCGCGAGCCGACGTGCCGCGTGACCTGTTCGAGCGTGCGCCGGGAGACGCGACGCTCGAAGGCTGGCAACGGGTCGCCACGAGAGAGAGGTGACGGGATGGGCGAGATGAGCGAGGCAAGGGCCGAGCGCGAGAGCATCGAGGTCGCCATGCACCGCGCGGCGGGCGACGCAGAGCGAATCTGCGGGGCGCTCGCGTCGGCGGCCTACGTGCTGCCCGCGGCCGGCGACTCGACGGTCGACCACCGCTGTGCCGAAATCGACAAGACGGTCCAGGCCGCGCAGGTCGCGGCGGCCCGGCTCGGCTGGCTGCAGGGCGTCAGCGTGAATGAGGTGCGGCGATGAGTGACGCACCATGGCGCACGCTGAAGGCTGAGCGCGAGTACCGCGGCTGCCTGCTGCACGTCGAGCACTTGGGCCGCGGCGCAGGCTACGCGTGGGCGGCGCACCTGCCCGGCTTCGATGTGCCGCTGAGCGAGGCTCTGTGCAGCCGCACGCTGGGCGACGCGCAGGCGGTGGCCGAGGCCGCGGTCGACGCCGTGGCGGCCGGGCTGTCCGAGTGGGTGGCAACGGGGCGGACGGAGTGGGGCGAGGTGGCCGACCAAGGCGCGTCCATCGGCGGGCTGATGGCGATGCTCGGCGAGCTCGCATCGGGTCGCGTGGCGCCAGCGCTCCGGCTCAGCCTTGGCACGAGATCGAACGTGCCGAGGGTTGAGCCGGCCGGGGCCTTGCTGCCGCGCTCGGTCGCCCATCGCGCATTCCCCGCGGCGCACGCGCGGCGGGGTGCCGAGGCGCTGCTGCGCGACCTGGCCCGCGCGATGGGGGTGGACTGTGGCGACTGACCCACGATGGGAGCCCGAGGCCGGGCCGAGCGGCGGCGCGTCGTGGGTGCTGCGCGGGCGCGATGGCGCGCACGCTGAGGTGGATCTCGACACGCTGGAGTGGTGGGTGCACGCCGACGCCAGCGCCTGCGATTCGGTCGACCGCGGCCTCGCTGCCAGCGAGTACGGAGCAATGGCCGAGGCCGAGGCGGTCATGCGCAAGCGGGGATGGCTGTGACCGCCAGCACGCCGCCGCTCCGTCGGAATCTACCACGCTGTAGAGCTTCACCACGCTTCACCTTGCCCGCACTGTCGCGATTCCCTACAGTCGCGACATGCACGCAGGCGCAGCACGGCTAACGGTCGAGGAGCGCGCGGACATCTTCCGCACGCCGGCCGACATCGTGCGCCCCGCGCCAGGCGCCGATGGTCGCCCGTACGTCGCGGGCAAGCGGCCCAGCGAGTACGAGCACAACCCTCGCCTGCAGGCCACCCGCACCCGCGTGCTCGAGTACGAGAAGATGATTCGCGAGTCCGTCGCGGTCATGGTCGGCCTCGGCATCGTGGCCGACACGCTCATGACGGCGCGACTCACCGTCGTCACCACCGAGAGCACGAACGAGGAGGCGGCCGCCGCGCTGCGTGAGCAGTTCGGCGTCGACGACTTCGCCGGGTCCGGCCGGCTCGAGCAGACCTCCGACGACCTGCTGCGCTACTTCTCGGGCGGCGCGGCTATCGGCTCGCTGACGCTGGCCGAGCAATGGGGCGAGGCCGACGGGCGCTACTGGCTGCAGCGGTACGACTACCGGTGGCCGGGGTCGCTGGAGTGGTTCTATCACGACGAGTCCGGCCGGCTTATCGCCATCGAGCAGGCGCCGACGGTGTGGCAATGGGGGTCGACCCGAGGCGCCGACGCAGCGCGGGTCATGCCCATCAACCGCATCATGCACGCGGTACGTTGGCCGGAGCGTGGCGGGCCGGAAGGCTTCGGCCTGCTTCGGCCCTGTTATGGCCCGTGGCGCACCGACCGCGAGGCCGCTGCGCAGATGGACGTCTGCACGCAGCGGTACGCGACGCCCAGCCCGGTGGCGACCATCGACGCCGAGGTGGCGATGTCGATGGGGCTCGACAAGGCCGAAATTAAGGCCGAGCGCGACCTGCTCGACGTGATGCTGCTCGAGTACGTCGGTCACGAGCGCGGCCGACTGGTCCTGCCGCCGTGGGTGAAGCTCGACTACTTCGGCGGTACGCGCGCCTTTGACCCGCAGCCGCTCAATGCGGTGCGGCTCGCCGCGCAGCGCGAAATTCTGATGGCCTTCGGCGCCGCGTACCTGACCATCGGCGGCGCCGGGTCGTCGGGGTCATACAGCGCCGCCGAGGTCCAGTACGACACCGCGCAGCGGGCGACCAAAAACCTACTCGATTGGGTCATCTCGAGCCTCAACGGCCAGTCCGTCAAGCGCTTCCTCGACGCCAACTTCGGCGACGCGCTCAAGCCGGCCGAGCGGCCGTCGCTGGGCTACACCGGCGTCGACGCCAAGGGCTTCGTGCGCGACCTCGCGCTGGTCCTCAAGGCGTACGAGGCGGGCGTGCTGACGGCGCAGGAGGCCGACGAGAAGGCCATCCGCCAGGGCTTCGACCTGCCGGACCTCACCGACGAGGCGCGCGCTACGGCGTCGCAGCAGATGCGCAGCGCGACGCAGCGCGCGACCAACCGCACCCGCCCGCGCGCGTCCGACCTGTTCACGGAGGGCACGCGATGACGGCGAGCGAGCCGAATCTGCGCGACCGCGCGCTGCGACTGATGGCGGTGGGCGAGGCGACCGCGGACGGCGCCGAGTGGGAGGTGCTCCGCGTCGGCCCTGTGGTCGACCCCGACGGCACGCTGGTGGTTGACATCACCGCTGAACTGGCGCAGGCGTTCGCCGACGGCGTCACGGCGATGGTCGAGGCGGGGCTCGACATCCCCATCGACTTCTCGCACGAGTCCGAGCGCCCCGGCGCCGACGGCTCGCACGCGACGCTCGGCATTGTGACCGGCGCGCGCTTCGATGCGGCGTCCGGGCGGGTGTACGCGACCAAGCGCCTCAATGCGCTCGGGCGCGCCCGCCTCGCCGCCGACGTGGGCGACGACGGCAACGGGGTAAGCCTGCGCACGTCGCCGACGCTGCGCATGCGCGACCTGAGCCACCCGAGCGAGCCGGGTAAGGTCATCGCAACGGCGTGGATGTCGTCGCTCGCGGTGACCGACCGCCCGCGACAGAACGGCCTCGCCGCAATCAGCCTGAGCGCGGGCGGTCCGGTCGATGCGCTGCTCGCTCGCTACGAGGGCGCCGATGGCTCGGAGCGGGCGCACCGCGAGGCGCTGACGGCGGCGTGCATCGCTGCGCTGCAGGCGCGCGGGCTCGCCCCCGGCGACGACGGGTGGATGGGCCTCACCGACTGGAACACCGAGGCCGCCATCGTCGAGGTGTACGCGGAGGGCGCGGAGTGCGTGCTCTACCGCGTCCCCTACACCGAGGCGGACGACACCATCACGACCGGCGCTCCCGAGGTGGTCGAGCGCCGCATCACTTACGAGCCGAAGACGGCCGCGAGCGTCGCGGTCCAGATGTCACGCCCCGCCGGGGCGCACAACGGAGGTACGCTCATGGCCGACAAGGCGCAGAGCACGCAGACCCCGGAGGCCGCCGCGCCCGCCCCGGAAAAGGTGACGCTGGCGCAGGTGCGGGAGGAACGCGACGCGTTCCGTCTCGCGCGGGACGAGGCGAAGGCCGAGGCCGAGCGGCTCAAGGTCGAGCTGGCGCAGGTCAAGGCCGGCGCGAGCACGCTCGAGCGCACCGTCGAGACGCTGTCCGCGTCGGTCGCCGAGCTGAAGTCCCGCGACGCCGAGCGCGCTGCGGCCGAGGCCAAGGCGACGTTCGATGCCGCGTGGAAGGCGTGCCTGGGCAAGAGCGCGGTCATCGCCGAGCAGCGGGCCGAGTGGGAGGCGGACTACGCCGCCAACCCCGACACGACCCTGCGCTGCCTCGCGCGGCTCGCCCCCGGCGCCGCGGGCATCACCCTCGGCGCCCCGGCCGGTTCGCCCGGCGAGGCCGCGGACGCGCCCAAGGACAACCATCCGAAGATCAACGTGGTGCAGCTCTGCCAGGAGCGCGCCGCGGCCAACGGGACCGACTTCGAGGTCGAGTACAAGCGGCTGCGCGCCGAGCGCCTGCAGCGGGAGGTGGCGTGATGAGCATCCTCGGGCCGACCCTGTCGCTGACGACCGCCGAGGCGTTCGCGACCAAGTACCTCGCCGCCGTCTACGACGCGAGCGGCACCATCGTGAAGGCGACCGACCCGCTCATCTCGGGCGGTGAGCAGTTCGCCGGCATCGTGCAGATCAGCGCCGCCAGCGGCGACCGCGTCGCGGTCGTCAAGTGGGGCTACAGCAAGGCCATCGCCGGCGCCGCGCTCACCCGCGGCACGCACGGCCCGCTGATGATCGACAGCGGCGCGGCCGGCCGGCTGGTGCCGGCGACCGCGGGCAACGTGGTGGTCGCCTACTGGCATTGCGACGGCGACGCGAAGGCCGACGGCGACGAGATCGACGTCTTCGTCACCGGCGGCATGCCCTACACCCTCGACACCGACACCTGATCGGGTCTGACACAGGAGCCAAGTAGATGGAAAGCTACAGCGCCCATCACCCGGTCAACGAAGTCCTCACGCGTTTCGCGGTGGACGCCACGCCGGGCGACCAGTGCATCTTCGACATGGTCTGCCCCCCGCTCGTGGTCAACGCGCGGACGGGCACCATCCTCAAGGAGAACGTCCGCAACTTCGCGGGCCCGGCCGACGTGAACATCGAGACGGCGGTCGGTGCCGACCGCCCGATGCTCAGCGAGCACGACCGCACCAGCGTGACCTTCTCGCTGAAGAAGTACTCGCTCGACCTGCACATCCCCATCGAGCGTGTGCGGTTCCCCGAGGAATCGCAGTTCCCCGGCGACGAGGAGGTGCGGCTGGCCAAGCGCACCTCGCAGAACGTCAAGCGGGCCATCGAGGCGGTCGCGGCCGGCGTGATCAACGCGACCGGCAACTGGTCGAACGCGGCGCTCGGGTCGCTGGCGGGCGGCACGCAGGTGAAGTGGGACCAGGCGACGGCGAAGCCGCTGTTCGACCTGCACGTCATCGCGCAGCTCATCCGCACCAACTCGGGGCTCGGCGCCAAGCCGGACACGGTCATCATGGGCCACGCCGTCGCGGTCGCGCTCATGCGCAACCACGAGGTGCGCGGCCTCGCCGGCACCCTGTCGGCCGGCCTCGCGAACGCGCCGGCCGTGGTCAACATGGAGGCGCTCAAGGCCGCCGTCGCCATGACCATCGAGATCAGCCCCGACCGGGTGTTCATCGGGTCGAGCCGGGCCGCGACCTCGAACGCCGCGCAGGCCAACGTCTACGCGGACCAGTGGGGCGACTACCTGTGGATGGGCTGCCTCCTGGGCGGCGACCCGCTGGTGGTCGAGCAGAACGGCAGCGTGCAGGTCACGACCGGCCCCGTGGCCGCGGTGGCGCTGACCGGCGGCTTCGGTGGCGGGCAGGTCATGCAGGCGTTCAGCTACGACAACCTGCCGAACGGCGCCGCGACGCGCCGGCACGTCGCGGTCGACGCCTACTACCAGATGAAGCCGCTGGACACGACGCTGGCCTACCTCGTGACCGACCTCGTCGGCTGAGCCTCGGGCTGAAAGGGAGACGCGGTGAAGTACCTCTACAAGCCCAGCGCGGCGCGTCGGCTCCAGCAGATTCCCGCTGGTCCCGGCGCCCGCCTGCCCGCCAACGACGGCGACATCATCGAGACGGATGACGCCGCGTGGGTCGAGCGCATCAACGAGACGGTGCGCGGCGACAACGACCTGCCGGCGCTCATCGCCATCGCGGAGCAGGCCAGCGCCAAGCCGAAGACCGCCGCCCCGGCGGCCCCGGCCCCCGCCCCGGTCGAGGCCGAGCGTCCCGCGCTCGACAGCCTCCACCACGCCAAGCTCGCCAAGCTCGCCGAGTCCCTCGGCTACGCGGGCGAGGACAAGGGTAAGGCCGCCTCGCTCGCCTTCCTGGGCGACTGCGAGCCCGCCGAGGTCGACGCCGCCCGCGAGGCGCTCGGCTACTGATGCACGCCGCCGCGCCCAAGGGTGACAGCGTGCCACCCGCACACGCGGGCGCGGCCCCCATCTACCTGGCGGGCGACCGCCCGTCCGCGCGCCTGCGCAGCATCGTGCAGGAGCGCGACGCCTACACCGACTCGCAGGTCGATCAGCTCGAAGACGCGCTGCTCGACCTCTACGAGCGGGTGGGCGCCCGCCTCGCCGCCGCCCTCGGCGGCCAGCCCACCGGCGACACGCCCATCGAGGCGCTGCTGGCCGGGCTCACCGAGACGCAGGCCATCGAGGCGGCCATCCTCTCCACCACTCTGCGCGACATCGCCGTGCTGCTCGACGACGCGGGCATGGGCGACATCCGCGACCAGTGGTTCCGCGGCTACGGTCGGCTGGCCGAGTTCACCGAAGACGCGCTTGACGCTGCCGGCGTGCCGGTCGGCTCGCGCATCCTCGACGACGAGGGCGTGCGCGCTGCCATCGACCGCATGATGGGCGCGCAGGACGAGGCGCTGTTCGGTGGCGTGGACGCGGCCGACGAGGGCGTGACCGGCGCCGCGGTGCGACCCACCGCGCAGCGCATGGTCGACGCCCTGCGCGCGAACGCGACGCTCATGACACCGGACCAGCTGGCCGCGCAGATCGTCGAGACAGAGGCGCTCCGGGTCGACCACGCGGCCACCGAGGCGCGCACCCGGATGGCCGAGTTTGACCGCTATGTGCAGGAGGAGGGGGTCCGCCTCGCCGACCCCGACGACGACCTGCTGCTGCGGGTCTACGTTGGGCCGGACGACCGAATCACCCGCCCGTTTTGCGATGCGCTCATCGGCAAGGCGTTTGAGGTCAAGGACTTCCGCCGCGCCAACAACGCGCAGATCGGGCACCCGCTGACCCACGGCGGCGGCTACAACTGCCGCCACCATCTCATCCCGGTCATGCGGTCGGACGTCGCCGAGTTCGGTTACGAGGTCGGGACGCCTGCCGACATCGAGCGCGCCAACGCTGCCGCGCTGAACGCCCGTAGCAAGGGCAAGCGCCGAGGGGGGCGCCGATGATCTGGTGGCGCACCGGCGCGGCTGCGCGCTTCTACTGGCGGCCGGATGGGAAGCCGAGCGCGGCGCCTGACGTCACGGTCGCAGGCGCCGGAACCAAGACGCTCGCACCGCTGCGCGCCGCGGCGACGGTGACCGCCGTGTCGGCCGACCGCATGACCCTGACGCTCAGCGCGTCGCTCGCCGCGTCGTCGCGCGGGCTCGTCGGCTCCGAGGGCGTGTGCATCCTCGACCTGGGCGCCGACGGCGTGCACGAGGTCGTGGTCGACTACTTCGCCACCGGGACGACGGTGGTTCTCAGCACGCCGCTGCCGGGCGTGTCCTCGAGCGCCGCCGGAGCGCTCGACTGGAACGTCTGGTACGCCGACTTCACATCGGGCGAGGTCGGCGCCGCCGTCAACCGCGGCGCGCTGTGGTCGGTCCCGTGGACGCGCGACCTTGGCACCGACCACCCCGGCGAGCCGGACCACGATTCGGGCGTGCTGCACATCGTGCACCGCCCGCCGCACACCGGGCTCGACGACCGCCGCCTGCTCGCCCACGTCCCCGGCCTGCGCCAGCGCACCCCGACGGGCGCGAGCGGGTGGGCCGACGTGCGCGACATCGGATTCGAGATGCTCGTCGAGCGCCTGCGCGAGACGGTGCTGACCACGGCGCAGCACGTCGACCAGCTCGACTGCACGCAGTTCGCGCGCTGTCACGCGCTCTATGCCGCCTCGGTCGTGCTCGACGGACAGGCCGCGGGCGGCTTCGGCGGGAGCGACGGCGAGACGTGGCGCGACCGCGCCGACAAGTGCGTCGACTCCAAGGCCGCCAACCTGCTATGGCTCGACGCCGACGACGACGGCGCGGTGGACAGCGGCGAGACGGGAGCGGCGGGCGGCACGCTGGCCGACTTCACGCGCTCGCTCTGGACGTCCGACTCGACCAACTTCGACGGCACCGAGTGGACCGTCGCCAGCGGCGTGCGCCGCGGCGTGCGTGACGACCGATGAGCGTCACATACAACCGCCGCGGTGAGCTGCCGCGCGACCTGTGGCCGCGTCAAGCGACAGCGCTCATTGCGCAGCGCCTGCTCGGCAAGGTGCAGACGCGAGTGTTCGAGCGCTCGCGCGACGTCGACGACAAGCCCTTCAAGGCGTACTCGACCACCGGGCCGCTCTACATCTTGCTGCGCGACTTCCCGCGCCCACGCGGCGGTGTGCGCAGTCGCACCGGTCGCTCGATGCGCTTCAAGTCGTACCGCGATTACAAGCTGCGGACGCTCGGCACCGCGCGCGTCAACCTGACCAAGTCGGGTCGCCTGCGCCGCTCGTACCGCGTCAAGCGCCTGTCGCGCGACGGCTTCACGATGGGGCCGACCGGAGACGCCGCGGTCTACGGCGAGGGTCTGCAGCGCCAGGGGCGCAGGTGGCAGGGACTCAGCCCCAGCGACCGCGAGTTCCTCGGCCGCATCGTCGCCGACGCCGTGCATCGCGTCATCACAGGCGAGATCGGCCCGCGCCGCCGCGGCCCCGCGCCGGAAGGTGGCAGCCAGTGAGCGCCGCCGCCCGCGCCTACATCCGCAGCACGGTCGCCGGCCTCGTGCCGTCGACGCTGCCCGCGTTCCGCTACCGCGACATCGACGGTGGGCGCGGGCGCGACGTGGCCGAGCTGGAGGCGGCGGTCGGCGCGACGCGCCTGTTCGAACTGACCGACGGCGCGCAGTCCGCGGTCGACATCGCAGGCCCCAGCATCGTCGCGGTGGACCGCCGGCCGACGCTCCGCGTCCGCTACGAGGCTGGGCACACCAACCGCGTCACGCTCATCGACACGGTCCAGGCGGATCAGATCCAAATCATCAAGGCGCTCCGCGAGGGCGCATGGTCGGCTGTCTCGGGCCTCGCTGCCCTGACCGCCGACCCAGGCCGCATCGACGCGGTCGAGGGCGAGGGTGGGGCGGTGGTCGCCTACGTCGCCGAGGTGGACATCTACATCAGCGTGGACGTGTAGGAGTAGCGACATGGCGGGGACGTTCCGCGACCAGATTCTCCGGGTGGGCAAGGCGTCGGCGTCGTTCGCCGACCTCGATTCCGACGGCCTGCCCGACACCAGCGGGGTCACGTTCTACGGCCTCGCCGCCATCTTCGATGCGGGCAAGATCAGCGGCCTGACCCGCAACTTCAACGACGCGGACCACGTCCGCCAGGGCCTCGGCGCGTCGCTCAAGTCGCCCGAAGGCTTCTTGAACGCGACGGGCGGCGCCGCCTTCGAGTCGGCGAACGGGACGTTCATCGGCGAGGAGTTCGGCGATCTCGCCGTGACCCACCGCCTGCGCAACGTGGGCACCGGCGGGTCGTTCGCGTCGACCGCCTTCGACGCGCTCATGACCTCGACCTGGGAGAAGCTCACCCCCAGCGCGGTGAGCACCGCGGTGTCGGCGGCGGGCGCCAACGCGGGCGTCTTCGACGTGGGCACGGGCGACGGCTCCGAGTTCACCGAGGGCGCGGTCATCGCCTGCGTCATCAACAACCGCATCGAGTACGCGGTGGTGACGGACATCAGCACCGACACGATCAAGGTGAACCCGTACTTCAGCCGCGCGCTCGACTCGGGCGACACGGTCATTCATTGCGTGTGCTATTACCCGAAGCTCGGCGCCCCGACGGCGCGCGACGTGTTCGTCACCTTCGACGCGGGCGGCCCGTCGACCGCGGCGAACATCCGGCGCATCGCGGCCGGTTGCCGCCTCGCCGGCAACTCGCTGACCTTCGACGGCGAGACGGCCATCATGGGCCACACCATCCGCCCCGCGGTGGTGCTGCCCGACGACACGAACGCGAGCGTGGCGCAGGCGTCGGAGTTCGGCGGCGCGGCCTGCCAGTTCGTCGGCTCCTACACGGTCGTGGGCGGTGACCACAACGGCACGTCGGCCCCGGTCACGACCGCCCGCACCGCCCTGTCGATGTACGGGTGGTCCGCGGAGATGGCGTTCGGTGTGCAGCCGAGCGTGCCGTCGCAGTCGGTGCTCACCCGCACGACCGACTTCGAGATCACGAACGCGACGTGCCGCGTCACGCTCACCGGCACCTACGCCTCGACGCTGCGCAACCTCCTGCGGCTCGAGGAGCAGCGCACCATCGTGCTGGGCATGGGCCCGGCCGCGGCGGGGCAGGGCGCGGCCCTCGTGCTGACCAGCGCATCGGCGGCCGACGGCGCCACGCAGGTGCGCGGCGGCGACGGCGACCGGGTCGAGATGGAGATGATCGTCGAGGCGACGGACTGGAACGGGGTGAGCAACACCACCGCGTTGGCCGGCGCCCCGTTCATCCTCGCCTTTCCGATGCCCGCGAGCTGATTCTTCGTCGGCTCAGGTGCCGGCGCTAAGAGGAAAGGGAAGCCGGAGTGCTGACGAAGAAGACCGGAGCGGGCGAGACGCACACGCTGTACCTCGCGTGCGATCCGTCTGTGCGCGCGGCTCAGGAGGCCGCCGCGCTGGAGCGGTTGCGCGAAGCGGACGCCGCGGGCGGCCAGGCCGAGGCGCTGCGCGAGTTCGCGCGCCTGTCGGGCAGCGACGCCGAGGCGCACGCGCGCCTCACGCCGGGCGACGCCCCGACCGACCGCATGGTCGAGCCCGTGCTGCAATGGATGGCGCGGGCTGCCGCGGCCACCGTCCTCGAACGCTACCGCGCATCGTGTGACGCGTCCGACCTGCTCGACATCCCCGACGACGCGACGACGGTGGTGGTCCGCATCCCGTCCTCGACCGAGATGCACCGGGTGGACAGCGCCGGCAAGCCGTGCCCAGAGGTGGGCCGCCTGCGCTACCAGCAGGCCGCCATCGCCGCCCGCGCCGCCGACAACGCCCGCGGCGCGTGGAAGGGCTACCGCGAGGCGATGGCAGCCGCCAGGGCGGCCGTGAGCGCCGATGTGGACGCCACAGCCCCGGCCGGTGGCGAGAAGGTCGCAGCGGCCGTGCTGGACGCCGCGAGGGCCGCGAAGGGCGCGGGCGGAAAGATGATCACCGCGCTCGCGGAGGCCGTCGACGCGTGGAGCCCGTCGGACGGGTGGGGTGCGGCGCACGCGCGCTACCTCGACGGACTGCCCGCGGCCGAGCGGCGCGAGGTGCAGAAGTACCTCGCGTGGCACGGCGAGACGAACGCGGCGCGCTTTACCGCGTTCGTCGAGTCGGTCAGCGGCCTCGACCTGCAGCGCGGCCCGGACGGCTACCCGACGCAGGCGCTGCTCGACTGCGTGCGCGAGGGCCCGGCCGTCGTGTCGGAGGTCGCGCAGGCGGCATGGACGCTGAGCACGCTGGGAAAACCGCAGAGGCTGCCATCGCCCTCGCCGTCTGGCAGCCCCATCAGCGAGGGCGAGGCGACGGCCGACGCATCGAGTGCGCCGACTGCGACGTCGACCGCGACCTGTGGGAGCGGCGTGGGCGATGCGGCGGTCCCCTGCGAGACGATCTCGCCGCCGGCGGGTGGCGAGGCGGGGTGAAGGTGGTAACGCTGGCCGACTACCTCGAGCGCGAGTGGTTCGCCGACGTGGTGGAGCCGATGGCCGACGTTGAGTTCGACCGATGCCCGCTGGCCTACACCGGCGGCGGGCCCCAATGCCTCGCCCCGCGGCAGATGCCGTGGCTCGGCCGCGCGCGTCAGGCTGCGCGTGTCGTGTCGGCGGGCATGAGCGTGCGGGACATCGAGCCCACGCCGACCGAGGCGCTGGTCGAGGGCGTCGCGGCGCTCATTGCCGAGAGCGAGTCCGCGGCGATGTACGTCGCCCGGATGCGGGAGTAGCCGATGTCCGTCACCGTCGAGGACGTCCGAGTCCGCGTCACCGTCGACGGCGCCGACGGCTACGACGACCTGCGCGACAAGCAGAAGGATCTCGAAGACCAGAGCAAGAGCACCGGCGGCGCGCTCAACGGGCTGAAGACCGGGCTCGTCAACGTCGCTGCCGCGATTCAGATTGCGCAGGCCGCGGTCGGCGCGCTCGCCGCGGCGATGGCGACCCTCCGCGTTCCTGCGCAGCTCGCCATCGACTTCGAGCGCGAGTTCGCGCTGGTGGCGACGCTCAGCGACCAAGTTGGCGCCGACCTCGAGCGCGGCCTGCTCGAGCTCGCAGGCCGAGTGCCGCAGACCGCTGGCGACATCACGAAGGCGACGTACCAGGCCATCAGCGCGGGCATCGACCCTGGCCAGGTGGTCGACTTCCTCGACGCCGCGAGCAAGGCCGCCGTCGCCGGCAACACGACGCTGACCGCGTCGGTCGAGGCGCTGACCACAGCGGTCAACGCCTTCGCCTCGCAGGGCGTCACCGCCGCTCAGGCGTCCGACGTGCTGTTCGCCACGGTCAAGGCCGGCGTCACCACGTTCGACGAGCTGAACGCCTCGCTCGGCCAGGCGTCGGCGGTCGCGGCATACGGCGTCAGCCTGGAGGAGGTCGGCGCCGCGGTCGCGTCGCTGACCAAGCTCGGCTTCAGCACGAGCGACGCCATCACCCGCATCAATGGCGCGGTGAAGGCCATCGCCAACCCGGTGGGCGCGGCGGCGGCGCAGTTCAAGCGGCTGGGCGTCGAGGTGGGCATCGACCGACTGCAGGCCGTCGGCCTCGCCGGTGTGCTGGCCGACATCGAGAAGGCCACCGGTGGCAGCGCGGCGCAGATTGCGAAGCTCACCAACCGGTTCGAGGCGCAGCAGGGCCTGCTCGGTCTGCTCGGCTCGAACTACGAGGGCTTCGAGGAGAACCTGCAGCGCACCGGCGGCGCTGCCGGGGCCACGTCGGACGCCTTCGACAAGCTCAGCAACACGACGCAGGGCGCCATCGACCGCTTCCAGTCGACCGCCGAGGGCACGCTGCGCGAGTTGGGCGACGCCATCTTGCCCGCCATCAACGAGGCCGCCGAGTCGCTCAACGAGACGTTGACGACCGAGGGCCCTGCGATGATCAGGGCGCTCGCCGACATCGCCGCAGGCTTCGCCGCCATCGTCGGCCCGGCCGCCGCCGCGGCGGCCGCCGCCGCAAGCCCCCACCCCGGCAGCTGCAGCGCCGAGAGGAGCGCGAGGACCGCCGGGAGCAGACGCATGGCGGGGATTGTACGGGACGCTCCCGCCTAGCGATGCACGCCCGGCGCCTCCTGGCCGGTGTGCTCCACCCAGCGCTCGTAGGAGCCGTGGTGCACCGTGGGCTGGCGGCCCTCGGTCGTCCCCGTCAGGTCGAGCACGCGGGTCGCGAGGCCCTTCAGGAAGGTCCGGTCGTGGGAGACGAAGAGCATCGTCCCGTCGAACTTCGCAAGGGTCTGGACCAGCATCTGCTTGGTGTCCAGGTCCAGGTGGTTCGTGGGCTCGTCCAGCACCAGGAAGTTCGGCGGGTCGAAGAGCATCTGGCACAGCACCAGGCGGCTCTTCTCGCCCCCGGACAGCACGCGGATCGGCTTGTCGATCTCGTCGCCGGGGAAGTCGAAGGCCCCCAGGGCGTTGCGCTTGCTCGGGGTGGTCGCGGTGGGGAACGCCGCGTCAAGCT